TTATAAAAGTGTCTATAAATAATCGGCGTTTGAAATGTAAAAAGGTGTAAAAGTGGATTTTTTAAAGTCTACGTATAGTATAGATGAAGACAAAGCGCGGAGGTGCCGCCCATACAAAATGCGATAAATCGTTAACATTTCAAGAATGCGAGTTGGCAATTTTAAGAACTGCCATAGATTTAGCCGAAGAAAAAATAGGAAAAAAATTGGTGAACACGCCCGAAGTTCAAGACATGATTCAAATTGTCGAGGATTTCATCAAAAAGAAGAATCTAATTTGTTATGGCGGCGTCGCGATAGATGCGTTGCTCCCAGAACAGGACAAGATCTACAACAAAGATATCGAACTGAGCGATTACGATTTCTTCACCTCGAACGCGCTCGAAGACGCAAAGGAACTCGCCGACATTTACATTCAAAAAGGTTACACCGAAGTAGAAGCAAAGGCCGGCAGCCACAAGGGCACATTCAAAGTATTCTGTAATTTCTTGGCGGTGGCGGACTTGACTTACATTCCAAAGGAGCTGTTAAACGCGATTAAACGAGATTCCGTCAGGATCAAGGGAATTTTATATTGTCCTCCCAATTTCTTGAAGATGTCCATGTATCTCGAGCTTTCGAGACCCGCCGGACAAATCGACCGATTCGAAAAGGTGTTCAAGCGACTCACTCTGTTAAACAAATATTATCCACTGACGTCAGCAATGTGCGACAAGGTAGATTTCCAGAGAGAAATGAGCGACACATCGCGCGAAGATGAGATATTCGAGAATGTGCGAAGCACCCTAGTGAACCAGGGCGTCGTCTTCTTTGGAGGATACGCGATCTCCCTGTACTCCAAGTATATGCCCCATAAATTACAAAAACGCGTCGAACACATTGCGGACTTTGAGGTGTTGTCAAACGACCCGGATACGACGAGCGACATCGTAAAGGAGCGCCTCAAAGACATTGGTGTCTCAAATGTGAAGATCGTCAAACAGAAACCGATCGGCGAGATTATTCCAGAACACTACGAAATCAAAATCGGCAAAGACACGATTGCGTTTATTTACAAACCAGTAGCTTGTCACAGTTACAATGTGATCAATATCCACGGCCAACAAGTAAAAATTGCAACGATTGACACAATGTTGAGTTTTTTTCTTGCGTTTTTGTATGCCGACAGACCGTATTACAACGATTTCTCTGACCGCATTGTTTGCATGTCGAAATTTCTCTTCGAGGTGCAACAACGAAATCGTCTGGAACAAAAGGGGTTGTTGCGCCGATTCAGTATCTCGTGCTACGGTCATCAAGAATCGGTGGAGGAGATGCGGGCACACAAAGCACAAATGTATATAGATTTGAAAGACAAACGGGGAACCAAAGAATACGACGAGTGGTTCTTGAATTACAAACCCGTTGGGAAATTCACTGAAAAAAAGGCACTACGAAAGACAAATAAAAGGACAAACAAAAAGAAAAAATCGAAAACCAAACGATTGTTTTGGTAACTTAGAGACAATAGGTGTCTAAAACAATCACGTATACATCTTGTATTATTTTGGTTGCAAGTTTATAAAATATATGATCTCCAATGTGAACGGTATTTTTCAAATATACAAGTATTCGAACAATGTATAAAATGATTTTCTCAATACAAAATTTCGTCGTTTGACTTGATTTTCTCAGTACTCCCCAATCTTCGACGTAACTGCACATCTCGGTGTTTGATTGTTTGATGTAAAAAGAATGAATGTCCAAGAGCCCGGATAACAACCTGTGATAATTCGTTTGCTCGTTCTTGACATTCCATATATGCCCGATTTTATTCAATCCCAACAAATTCAAATACAATATCTTCTTGTTTGATTCGCATTTGAAAACATATGGATTGACACCATCCACATATTTGTCTTTATACAACATATTACCATCGGTAATAAATGGAATGAAACACGATTTGATGATCGCATCCAAAATATCATCCACGTCTTTGTACGTAGATTTTACCGGTTTTGTCCCCTTTTTTAAATTGTTGTAGGTTACATAGAGGCGTTTGTTTACCCGACTGGATACATCATCTGGTATTTTTAAAAACGTTTTTAGTTTGAACAATACATTCAAATTGTGGTTTGTTCGTATTTCTTTGAATACTTTTTCATATAGTTCGACCATTGAATCAAGCGAATCGATCAAATACAAAAATCCAACCAGAGACCCAATACTGCATCCCGAAATTCTCTCGACATTTACGTACCCACGTTTTTCCATTTCCTTCAAAAAATAGAGGGCTCCCAACAAATAACTTCCATTGAAGGCTCCGCCGTCCAAAACTAGATCGATCCTTAATGGCGTTGTCCTATTCTTGATTTTATCCGGAATATTTTCAATGAGTTTATTCACGTATTCGCTTATCATATGTTGATTCAATTAGTATACATTTTTATTTACTAATTCAATTTGTAACGACGAGTTTTCCACCTTTGGACCTCATACCTTCGGGAGTTAAGAATGTGCAACGGTTTCAAAAACGATCAAACTGTTTTGTGACTTTATCGAGCAGATAATACAACAGCCCAAATAGAGCGCTGTTAAAAACGAACCCGTTGATGTTCATGTTGCCATCTTTCGAAAACAAAATGGGGAAATATGCAAAGAGATATCTCTTGAAAACTGGCAATTGGAACAAAAAATATAAGACCGCCAATAAAACAGGAGTCTGGATTTCGTTGTAAGTATCGTCGAGCGTATTGACGGGTTTAGCATCATCGACGACTTCATAGTTTTTGATGTAGTCGACGTGGTGTTCGACTTGTGGCATGTAGTTTGGTTGAATGTGAGCATCGGTAGTAATGTTTGTAGTATTCATCGGTATGTCGCGAGACGGCAATTGTGTCGCCCCATTCGCCTGCTGAAGTCCACTGACGAGTTGGTTGATCGTCGTTTGGTCTAAAGTGGTTTTTTCGTTTGCGGTTAGAGATATATTGTTTCCGCCGCCGGCAGGGTCTGTGGGTAAATCCATTATATTGGTAGAATCGCTCATAACTAGTATACAGAATGATTGATTATGCAATAAACGAATTCTATATTTTGTCGTTTTCTAGAAATCGAGAATTTTCTTTTGTTTGTCGCATTTTGTCGGCGTCGCAACATACTTGTAACACTTGTTGTCATATCTGTAAATTTTATCTTTTATTTCGTCCAATGGAGGGGCGTTAAATATTACACAGTTTTTGCCTTTACAGACTGTTCTAAACAATGAGGCTAATCCAAATCCCAACAATATTGACATTACATATTTTCCAGTTTTCGTATGAACAAATTTTCCAAATTCTACCATAGTATACCTTTAGATAATCCACACGGGGGCAAAGCCCCAAACCCCCGCACACCCCTCGATTACGGGGAAAACCCTTACTGGGTTTTGCTCCACACGGGGGCAAAGCCCCCGTTAACCCCCCTTACTGGGTTTTGCTCCACACGGGGGCAAAGCCCCCGTTAACCCCCCTTACTGGGTTTTGCTCCACTTTTTTTAAAAGTGGATGATTTAGGCCTGTATTGGAATGTTCTTGATCAACGATGTGTCTTTGGGACACTCGACCTCGGTGGGCTGAAAATAAAAACAATTATCCGCCTTGTCCTTGAAGAGAACCTTGTCGACGTTGTCTGGGCTAGGATAAATGTAAATCGTCTTGATATCCGGCCCCAAAATGTATACAAAGAACAACCCAATTGCAAAACTGATTAAGAACGTAGACAAAGAAACATAATCAAATATCATATACATTATGGTAATATTTTAATCCAGGTAGTTTTCTTCATCGTCCTCTTCTTCTCTCGCATTTTTTTGGGTAGTTACTACACCCTTGAAGATTTAAAATGGGACGATTTACCGCCAACAAAATAAAAAATCAAGTGTGTAAATCAATAGTTGTGCTTTCCACAAATGTGGTCTTAACAACGATTGTCTTACTTTTTCATGTTTTCTCTACAACAGGTGAAAGACCTTGCTTGCGAGTAAATTCACTCGGTCTTGTTTGGTTTTCCATCCACGACCTCGTTAGTTTTCTCATATTCACGGCAGAATTAGCATCTCGTGTTCTAAATACGGTTTCTTTGTTTTTACAACTCACGCAACAGAACAGACGATATACATCCGTGTTTTTCTTATCTTTATAATGTTTTAGTTCCTGACTACAATCGCAACATAGTTTGCTTGTATTGAACTCATTGATTGTTATAGTATCAAATCGTTTATGAATTTGCTTCCTTAATCCTTGATTCATCGTTGGCATAAAATGTTTCATTTGTGTATCCCTACTCCAATTACCATAACCAATTAGGACATTCGAACCGAATGTTTCTTGGATTTTATTCAGGAATGTATCTATACTTTTCTTACCATAACTGTATTGTCTAAACTTCATTTTTCTCCATACTTCTCGTTTGTAAAAACCCCCAACTTCTTTATTCACTTTAGTCTTTTCTACCAAATATCGTTTGAATTTTGCTACATCAACGGTTTTACTATTTTCCAACGACAAACGAGTTTCTTTTTCCGTTATTTTATATTTTTTCTTCATTTGTAATAGAATTCGTTGGTTGCGTTTCCCATAACTTTCTATTTTTCGTTGTTGGGCGGTATATTGTAATTTCTTACCATTCTCATCCATCATATACACTAACGATTTTTTGCCTGGATCGCATCCAACTACATTTCGGTATTTTAACCCATCCAGTTGCTCTTTGGATAAATCTTCAATGTTATAGAAATTCTGTTCTCCAATAGTAGGAACACGAGTTCCCCATTTCTTATCTTTCAAATCTTTTCTAATAAACAACAAACTACATGAAACTCCGTCGGTTTGTATTTGATGGTGAAATTGGTAATGTGCGTTTTTGAATATTTTGTGATTGAGATTAATAAAGTTATTCCAAATAACAGTTTGGTTTGCTGTTATATTTTTCAACAGTTCGCTTTTCTTGGAATTTTCAGGACAGAACAAACTAACCAAACAAGCAGTATCCAAAATGATATGCTTTGGAACAATATTATTGCGGAGCGGTAGTGGTTGGAACAGTTTATGTTCGCCAGTTTCCAACACTTCGTTCATATACAACATTCCTTTCAAATAGTTCATTGGATTGACTTTGACATCATAATGAACTGATTTGGAAATTTTTGATGGTAAAATGTTATGTAAATGAGTGGTTTTCCAATTGCTAAACATCTCATCCGTTTCATCATTCAATGAAAGAACCTGATGTTTGAATTTGAAAAGAGTTGGTTTATCGTCAGTAGGAGCAGTTTTATTTACGAAACGCAAAAAATGTTGTATGAACCGTTCTTGTGCGTTGTTTGATAATGATGTATTAATTTGCGTTGCTAAATACGGCAGTAAATGAGGTTTATTTTTCAAATTGGTTTTCTCATGGTTTAACAATGGTTGATATTCGGTATTGTAAAATGTTTCTAAACTTTCCAATAATCCAACATTTACCATCCGTCGTCCTCGGTTATCACGAGTTCCTAAAACTTTCAAACAATACAAAATAAAAGTATCATCTATGACAGGTAAAGTCGTTTTATTGGAATAGCAACTAATGACATACAACCGAATAAACTGATAAGCGTGGATTACTAAATCGTTCATTTCAAAAACCAAGTTGTTTATGACAGGTTGGACTAAACTACGGTTTTGTAAAATAGTTTTGAGTGGTATTTTGAATGTTTTGTAAGCAGACTTGTCAATATTCCGAAACTCTTTGAATTCGTCTTTCAACTTCTTCTTTTTCACCATTCTATATACTTACTAAACATTTTATCTTTAAGT